CTTGGTACTGGTGGTATAACTTTAGCTTTAAGTTACTAAATATATGGTATATACGTATAGAAGTATTTTAGGGGGGCGTAAGAATAGCTTGGCAGGTTAAAATTTTTTTCATATATTGATGACATAATAAAAAAATAAAGGTTATGTTAGAAGAAAAATACACAGAGTCAATCAAAAATGAAATTGAAAAAGGTAGAACCTTTGATGAAATTTTAAATGAAGTCCCATCTAAAGATGCAACTGAACAAGAATTAAATGCTTATTTTGATGCTGGTGATATTGCTGGGATTGGGGAGCAAAGTATTACTAATGTTAGTTTATTAAAAGTTATCCTATTAACTAGTGTTGTTTTAATTTTAATTACCGGATTAATTTCATTTCCTTTCATTTTAAATATTTTAGAAATTAATTTAGTGTTTTTATTTCCAATTGTTATTTTATTTGGTATTTTATTATCATTTTTCGGAAAAAAGCAAAATAGAGCTATTAAACAATTCCAAATTAAACAAGGATTAAAAATTATTGAAAGATACCTTACAGAAGATACTTACAGAGAAAAATTTGATAGACAAGAAAAATCAAAAGTTAGAAAATTTATCATTAATGTAGGATTATTTATTTTAACACCAATTGATTTTGTATGTGATAGTTTAATTAGTATTTCTACATTATTATTCCCAACTAAATAAGAATATTATGGATATAAAAAGTAAAATTAATGAATTAGAAAGACAAATTAAATCAATTGATAAAATTCTTTATACATTTTTAGCAATTATTTTAATCCAATTAATTTTAATATTATTTTCAATTACAACATTAAATATTATTTCTTTAGGAGTAATTGTTGGAACAATTATTTTATTTAGAAAAAATGTTCAAAATAGAAATACTAAAGAAACAATGCTTCGAATTTATGAAGCTTTAGATAATGATAAAATATAAAAATAAGAACGTTATGGAAAAACAATTTGAAAAAGGAAAAACAATCACTAGACCAGATGGTACTATCATGGTTATTTTTGATGGTAAATTACACAACTGGGAAGGACCAGCTTTAATCCCTGAAGGAAATAAACGTAAACGAGAATATTACCTAAATGGAATCCAATATTCAGAGGCTGAGTGGAAGGAAAGAGTTAAAGGTAGAGAAGGTTTACCATGGTATAAAGGATCAGGTGCAAAAGCTAGATTTTGATCTATGACTCGAGAAGAACATCTTTTAATTATTTTAGCGGAGGAATGTAATGAGGTTGCTCAACGTGCCGCTAAAGCCTTAAGGTTTAAACTAAATGATCCCGAAGGGACAGAACCTAATCAACCATATACTAATAAAGATAGGTTGATTTTAGAGATAAATGATCTATTAGCTGTTATAGAAATGATATTTGGTGAACAAGATATTGTTTCTTCAATGCTAAAGGATGATAAGAAGAAAAAAGTTGAAAAATATTTAGAGTTATCTAAAAAATTAGGTACTTTAAATGCAAAATAAAGGTTATGACACGTATATCAAACGAGGAAGCTCAAAATTATGTACCGTATGAACGGACACCTCTTTCACCACAACCCACGTACTTTTCTATTTTTATAGATGAAAATGGATGGGATGAAGTAAAATATTACACTAATCGTTTTAAACAAAGTGTAAATGGGAATAATGGAGATCAACATGTCTACATATTAGAGAGTACTTCCATGCCTGAAATGGTAAAAATAGGTTATACTAAAAATGACCCAGGAGAAAGAGCTAATCAACTAAGCAAATCAACAGGTGTGCCTACCCCATTTAATGTTGTATATTCGTACAGTTGCTTCAATGGTGAAAGAATTGAGAAAGCAGTCCATAAACATTTCAGAAAACAACGTGTAAGTTCCCAAAGAGAATTTTTTTATGTTGATGTAGATGAGGCCGTTAAAATTATAGAATCTATAGGAGCCAAATTAGATTAATATTTATATGCGAAATCAATTAATTTTCACGTGATTTCAATTAAAAAATAATATATACACATACATCTATGAGCTTAGATAATATATTTTCACTCTTCGGTTTTTCAGAAGGAGGTAAAGAAGATCTTAAGAAAATTGAGGTGGAGTTAGATATGTTTAAAGATACTCCTCACTTTAAATTAGGCATGTTTCATAAATTGATTATGAATGGGAGTTTGTTTTCAAAGCAAGTTATAAAATTTTTCTCTAAAGCAGATCCTGAATTAGATATAAAGGGAATTGATCAAGCAGGTGAATATATGATGTATACCCGGGCATGGTATTGGATTGAACAAGTTAAACTTAGAAAGAAGGAATGGAAAGAGGCTTTAAAACAATATGCAAGTGAGGATTTTGCCGTGTCAGTCAAATTAAGTATTTCATATTTTGAAGGTATAGAAGAATATGAAAAGTGTGCCCATTTGAAAAAAATCCAAGACTTTATTGAAAAGAACTTGCCTAAGTAAAAGAAAGTTATTACCTTTAATTATATTTTGATTTTAAAAATGTTGAAATATAAAAGGAAAAAAGTAAATAATCAAAAAAAACAAAAATGAATAATAAAGAATTAGTATTGAGACGGATGGAGTCTCTAGAAGGAAAATTGAAACGTTTGAGAAACGCCATAAATGAAAGAGATATGGATCGTGCACGTCAAATATTACAAGAAACTCTTGAATTAAGAGATGATATCCAATCAATCATTGAACGCGAACAATAATTAAATAAATAAAAGTTATGAATTTGACAGCCGAACAAATCCAAGAAAATTGGGATGAATTAATGGGGTATATTAATGAATATATTTCCGAATCTCGTAAAGAGAAATTATTAGAATTTTATTCAACGTATGCTGAACGTTTGATGTTAATGCCGGCCGCGCATAAAAAAGAATATCATAATGCTTTCCCCGGAGGATATGTGGAACACGTTTTACGCGTTATTCGATGTGCACTTAAGCAAGCTACATTATGGGATTCTGAAGGATGTGATATGACTACATTTACAACTGAAGAATTAGTATTTTCAGCCCTGAATCATGATTTAGGTAAAATGGGTGATGAAGAACAAGAAGCCTATATCCCTCAGACAGATAATTGGAGACGTGAAAAATTAGGAGAGGATTACATGTTTAATACTAAAGTCCCATTCGCTTCAGTTCCCGATAGAGGATTATTTATGTTACAGTCACATGGTATTCAGTACTCATTTAATGAAATGGTTGCCATTCAGACACATGATGGTTTATATGATAAGGCAAATGAGAAATATTTAATGTCTTATATGCCAGAACAAAAGCCAAGAACATCATTACCTTTTATCTTACATCAGGCAGATTTGATGGCAGCACGTATTGAATTTGAACGTGAATGGTTACCTAAATTAAAAGAGGACAAGAAGCCCGTGGATGCCGGAAAAGGGAATTATACATTGGGGAATAAACCCAACATGTCTAAAAAGACATCTACAAAAACAAAGGCCCTTGGTTCATTTAAGAGCGAAGGTTTAAAAAATATATTTGATAACTTATGATAGTAACAATAGCATTAAGTACATTATCGGTATTAGTAGTAATCTTAGGATTTACAACTTACAATCTTCTTAAGAAAAATGAAAAACAAGAAGATATCGTAGCAGGTTATTTAACTTATTTAGATAATTTATCTCGTACAATCGAAATTTCAAATAAAAAGTTGAAAGAATTAGATCGTGGAGGTGTATTTGAAAAAGATGACGAAGTTGGGGTTATATTTCAATCAATTTTAAAAATTCAAGAAATCCTAAATGAGTTTAATCTTAGAAAATCCAATTAAAGTGCCTAAAAAAAAGAAAGTTAGCAAAAATTATTTCACTCAGGAAACTGAGGATGCTATCGTTCTGTACAATAATAACCCAGATCCTGTATTCAGGAGCCAAATTTATGAAGATAAGATACATTATGCTTTCTTCAAATTAACACAGAATATAATCCATACGTTCAAATTCTATCATACCGAGGTAGAAAATTTAGAACATTTACAACATGAGATTATAGTGTTTTCCC